GAGAGAGTCTAATGACTCTCCCGTCTGGCTCCTGCTTTCGCAGGCACGCCGGTGAGAAATCGCTCGTTTAGTTGAGACTCGACTAAAACTCAGAGATGAGTGCGAACACCCACCCCGGAGTCCGAGGCATGTAAGGTTGGCGGGAAACTTCGGTTTCTCCCTTCACTGCATTCGCAGCACTGATATGGAACTGTCGTCCCTTATCGGAACCGCGAAGCCTTGATTAAGAAACTTCCATCGAATATCCTCTTTGCAAGACGATGTACTACTGCTTAACCCCTAAGACGGGGGAGTAGCCAAGGTCATGGCGGGAAACCGCCCTAGTTCAAAACAATTAGCTTGTGCTATGATTGCCTTGTAGTAGAGTAGGTTCAGAGGCGTGTCCGGCGTCAAGGAAAACAGATTTAATATGAAAATAACGAAACATTATAATGTCTCATTAGGTTCTGTTAAATCACGTTTATCCAAGAAGGGACTTGTCAAGGTGTTCCCAGTCTCAATGACAGTCCTAGGACTATCAAAGAGCCGTTTCTCTATTGCATGGAAAAAGATTATATCTCTCTCTATGCAACGGATTAACGGGCTGAGAAATCGTCTTGTTATAGCACAAAGATTTATTGACCTGCTGCTTAGACTTAAGAAGAACCATGGAACAGACTTCACCATAAAATGGTTGAAGGCCTGTTACGTGGCTATTCAGAAAGCCCAAGCAGGAGATGTTTTACCTTCTCTGCGCTCATTAGAGCCTGGTTTACCACTACCTCGTTTGGTTAATGGTATCCCTGCGTTTATTGGTCCTATGGATAGGGCCCATATACGTAAGGGGAATCCGTCTGTGATTAGATTCTGAAGTTCGTTATTCTCAATTTATAGAGTTTTGAAATGCTCTTATAAGTTGAAAATAGGAACTATCGTGAATCCTTTCTCAGGCGATTCCGTCAGGCTTGAAGAGTGAACTCGGGTGGCTAAAAACACAAATGTATTTAGTCAGCTCGAGTCATACAAAGACTGGCAAGTGAAAACTAAATTGGCCCCTCAGAAGTTCAACTGAGGGAACAAAGCCTCTCCTAGTAATAAGATCGCTTGACACGGAATATTTTCCGAGTTAATGGAGCTTATTCCTAGAAGTAGTGATGTGCATCCGATTATGGAGAATATAGAAAATTATCTCAATGTTCTTCATAAGGCGGGGCACAACACTAACACGTTCCGTGCTAGAATTTTAAATGGACAGCAAATCATAGGGAACCTTTTTGAGGTTCTTTATGACAAGCTGCCAAATCAAGAAGAGGCCCAAAAGGCACTCCTCGCGATTTTTCCATCCAAAAAGTCTAAGCAGGACGTGTGAGGCCAGATTTCACTAAAGGAAGAGGCAGCTGGAAAGCTACGCCTCTTCGCCTTGGTGGATAACCTCACACAAAGTATTTTACGTCCTCTCCACGACTCTTTATTCGATCTACTTCGCCAGATTCCCAACGATGGGACATTTGACCAAGATAAATCGGTAAAGAGATCGGCGGAGAAGGCGGCAAAATACTCTTGTGCCTACTCTTTTGATTTGAGCGCTGCAACCGACCGTCTCCCTGCGGTTCTTTCCGCTGCTGTACTAAGTACAGTAGTGGGGATACCAATCGGGGATAGTTGGTTACAGCTCTTAACAAAGAGGCGGTACTATCTTAATCCATCACAGATTAAGAAGTATGAGGCTCCTGTCTCGTATGTAGAGTACTCCGTCGGGCAACCGATGGGAGCTCTATCATCCTGAGCAATGCTCGCCATAACTCATCACTGAATGCTTCAGATCGCTGCTGCCAATATGGGTGATATTGGCCCTTTCAGATTGAAAACCTGAGAGGAGCGGTATGAAATACTTGGTGATGACTTGACTATATTCGACCCAAAGCTTGCAGATTCTTATTTAAGACTCTGTAAGGATTTGGGGGTGGAAATTAACTTAACCAAATCTATAGTTTCTCCAAGCAAACCCGTTTTTGAGTTTGCGAAGAGGACCTATAATGAGGGAGTTGATGTTTCACCTATTCCTTTCAAACCTCTAATTAATCCTTCTCTTGCCGATACTGTTGGGTTAACCCTGCAGTACAGCGAGAAGGGATTGATTAGTCGTTTGTCTGTACTAAAGCGATTAATTTCTCGATTTGGTTCTTCCACTCGTAAAGAGTTGGGAAATCCAATATTAGCCATTCTTGGGGCCTTAGTTTCTAAGAAACTAATTCCGCACCGATGGTTAGTAGAATCACTTGTAGATCCAAAGAACGAAGACTTCGATTTAGAAGAATCCGATCTAAAGGTTCCGCAAGTTTCATCGCTTAAATTAATACTGGATGCCCTCTCGGGCAAACCGGTTGTTTATCCTTTTAGTCAGCAAGAAGTTCGGAATGAACTTTTTGATGATTACGAGGATGAGTTCGCCAATGTAGTAGCAAATCGAGCTCTTTTTCTTGGTAAGAAACTAGAAACCGAATACGAGTCAATTCTTGACTCTGTTCGGGATTCTTGTTTTCCTGCCTTGAAAGTATTGCAAGAAATGCATCCGAATATAATATGGTCAGAGATCCCTGAGTTTAGAATTGTTCTAGCTCAGGCCCATGGTTTCTGTGAGGATAACTTCCTCAACTGAGACCGTGGTCTTGATCCCGTGGAAGAAGTGGATAAGCTGATGGGAGATCCCAAATTCTATTATAGAAGAGGGTTAACCCTAGACTTAGCCACGGAGCATTTGCAAAGAATAGAGAGACTTGATCACCACTTCCGGATTGAAAGATCCGTAGAGAGACAACAAACGAAGGTCGAACGACCGGAGATTCTTGTTTCTCTAGGAATGGTAGTCAAGGGTACAACATCCCAGTACTGGAATGTGAAGAGATGAGATGAATAATCTTACCTACACGTGAAAGGAAAGGGTCAGTAAATCTTAGTCATAACTTTGACTTTTCTCGGTTTGAGACACCTACGTCTCCAATTGGAAACGTGATTCAACAAAGCGGCCGGAGCGGCCTCATTGAAAGATGGGGACTCGCGGTCGAGAAAGAGGTTACGGATCTACCGGGGCCGAGTAATTCGGCTCCAGACGGAGGGACTGCGCT